CCTTGATATTCTATTAATAAATTATAATCTGGTAAATAAAAATCATAAGATAAATTTCCATTATTTATTCCAACTAAATTATTGAAAGTCTTTTGTGAAATATATTTAATATTATATTCATCTAAATAATTTTTAATTCTTTTTTCACCTTTAGAAGATATACAATTTAAACATTTTACACCACAATTGCTATTAGCTAAATTACTTAATCTCCTTTTAAAAACTTTACCACAATTGTCACAAATAAACCAAATTTCTTTACTTGATTTTTTACTAATATTATAAGGTGATATTTTATTTTTATCACTCCAATATTTAAGTTTTTCTGGATATACTATTCCAAAACTATCATCTATATGAACCTTTTTACCTTTACAATACGGACAACCATTTCCTTCATAAAAATGATAACATTTAGTTTGATAACTATCATGATATTCTTTTTCTTGGCATTTTATCCAAACTTTACCATTATGATTTTTATATATAAAATATGGATTTACTATATTTTTTTCAAAATCCCAAACATCACATAATTTTAACTGTAATTCTTGTTGAATATGATAAGCTAATGAATTTTCGTATTTATTGCAACAATATCTACAATCATATTTCTTATTGATAAATCCGTTTCTTTCTGTGTCATATATTTTTCCACAATAAGGACATTTTACTCTTATATATAAACAATTAGCTTTTATTAATTTATTTTTATCAAGAGTGTAATCTCCTTTTTCATAAGTTCCAATATAATAATACCCTCTATTTTCTACTTCAATTTTATGTTTATTTATTATTTTCAATTCAATTACTCCTTCATACATTTTTAAAACTTATAAGATACTTTTACTTTTTACTTGGTGGATCATAAACCTCATCCTCCTCAGTATAAATCGCTGGTTCTAATCCAAATACTTTTTTCATTGGACTAATAAAGTATCTATTTAACCAATATAAGATTCTATCAACATCTTTAAATTCAGGGTGAACATCAGGTATTGGTTCATCTTTTTCAATCATTTCAATTAATTTACCAACAACTAAATCTTTATCCTCACTATATTTCTTAGCTTTACTAGGTATGATATCTAATTCAGCCATCTTCTTAGATATCTGGTCATTGATTTTTAGTTGTTCATTAGTATCACCTTTAATGATACTTTTTTCTTTTTGTACTTCTAACTCACAAAGAGTTTTAATTATTTGTTTTTCTTGCATTGATTCAGAAGGGTAATATTTAATATAATTTTCATATTTTCTTTCTAAACTCATATAAGATTCATAGTCATATCCTCTACCCCAAAATAAAACTAATTCGTCAGATATTAAGCCTGTAGCAGATGAATCACCATCCATTATATTATCAATGCTAGTTTTATCCCTTCTTTCTTTTGTAGCTAATAATCTAAAATACTCACCTACAAAATTATCTTCCTTTTTTACACAAACATTATATAAATCTAAATCAAAATACACATCAAAATTCATTAATGTATGCTTGAAAGCTTGTACTTTATCACCTTTATAAACAGCTAATAACTGTTCATATCTCTTTTTAATACAATGTTTACAAACTAGCATTTTTCCATTTTGTTGATACAATGAAGAAGAAGCTCTATAAAATTCCTTCAATCCTCTTTCTTCACCACAACAATAACACTTTAATTTTGTTTGTTGTCTAGCAATTGTTATCACCTCCATAACTAAAAAAAAAGAATCCCACCAGAAAGGGGAGTAACTGGTAGGATTATAAAAGTGAGAGGAGATTGATTTGATTGCTAATTCACAGTAAAAAACTTATGAATTAGATAAAAACTAAAAAATATTAATCTCTTAATCTTTACCTAACCCATAAGTTTTAATTATAAAATCATATTTAATTTTACTCCAATCTTATAATTTAATATCATATGAACATTTAATACCTTCATCATCAACTAACAATATTGTTTGACTAGGTATAGTATATAACTTTCTATTCATAGCATATTCATCAGTTCCAGATAAACTCCCAATTACATAGACTGAAGTTTCATTTATTTCATAATGTTGTGGATTATGTACGTGCCCATATAATATTAATTGAACAGGTTTTCCAACAACCATTTCTAATTGTTGCTTAGCTTTCAATTTATCTATTTTGTCACCATGACAAGTCGCCACAGTCAATCCTTTAACATTAAAACATGATACTTCGCCATCGTTAAATTCATTATCAAGAATTAACACATTACCTAATTGGTCTAATCTAACTCTCACAATCTCTTTTATTAATTTTGTATAATTATTTCTATTAAGTCTATCACTTTTATTCATGTCTATAGCATCATGATTCCCTTGTATAATTGATAAAACACAATAGAAATGTTTAGCTAATTTATTTATTAATTGAGCTAGTATTTCACTAACTTGTATTACTTGTTTAGCAACACTTTCTTGGTTATCTAACTTAATAGTATTATGTATTTCTCCACTAACAAGATCTCCTAAACAAGCAATATATAATTTATCAATATTATTTTCTTTCCCATATTGAATAACTTTATCTGATAGTTTATTTAATCTTTCTTTACAAATATCAGTATTGTATTTATTTACAGCATTGTTAATTTCAATTCCATAATGCCAATCTCCAAGACATAATATCATATCATTTTGCCCTACTGATATATTTTCATAATCATTAAAAAAAGATTTACTATTTGAAAGTTCTTTAATTTCATTTTTCATCAAATCAATTACATTTTCAGTTCTAGCTAAATCTCTTATTTTAGCATTAATATTTGTTCTCATGTCTGTTAATTGAACTTTTTGTTTTTTAATTTCTATTAAAGTTTCATTGTCAATTATATTGTCTCCAGAAAGTGCATCAGCATATAATTTGAATCCATAGCTTAACTTTCTCAAATGTTCGTTTGAATATTCGGTCTGATGTTTCTTGTTTATATCATCCCAACTCATTGAATTTAAATGATTTAACTTATCGAGACAATCTTTTATCAATTCCTTATTATTTTCCATAATATAATCCCCTTTATAATCAATCTCTCTTATTAATTTCTATATTCTAGTATTCTTCATCTGCTACTATTTGCAAATTTATCCCAACTTTTCCAACAAATAATTTTAATAATTCAATAGCACTATCAGAATCTAATGCATCTTCAGATGATATGGCTAATTTAACATTACCTAATTTTTTTATATCATCACATAATTCTTCAAAATTCATTGAAAAAGAAGGTATATCTTTCTTATATTCAACTACAAATACTTTTTCATTTTCTTCTTTAATACTAGCATTTTTTAATGTTAATTTATTTGTTTTTTTCATTTCCATCAATCTCCTCTGAATTATATATTTAGATACAAGTCTTACTTGTAATTTGAAATGGTAGGCAAGGTGGGATTCGAACCCACGAAGTCAAATGACCATAAATTTACAGCCTGTTTCCTTTACACACTTGGATACTTACCTATAATAAAAAATCACCCCCAGTCGCCAAACAAAGAGTGATTAGTCCCGTAACAAACAAGAAGAACCAAGAGTAAATCTTGAATAAATAGTAAAATGTGTTGGTAGCACAAATTACTAATAACACAACTACTCCTCTCATGAGTAGCATCTGTATAAAAGGTGTACTATTCGAGGTATTTCATCAAAAAGAGGTAATACAAAAAAAATAATATAGGAAGGTATAAAAATAAATAAAAGGGAGTTATAAAATGAACTAAAGTCAACCAATTATACCTCGAATAGATAAATAATTATAGTTCCTCATGGGATTCGAACCCAAATCTTGAATTAGTTTTACCAGTTAAACTATCGGAACACAAAGACTACATATTACCCACTACAGTAATAATGTAGTAAAATAATGAATTGTTTTAAAATATTAAAATTTTAACGTCTAAATATTCCATGCAATTTACACTAACTAGTATTTGTGAAGGTAGCATGGATTACCTTTAAATTCCACTTGATATAGCTCAATTGGTTAAGCTGAAATTCCTTGTAAAAGGTTTGACGATTTATGCACACCAACAGACTTGGTGAAATCGACTAATTCATCTTATACTTTACCATTGCATAAGTTTATACGAATTATCCCTCAACTTTACTTGTTAGGGCAAGGGGTTTTCTTTTGTAAGATTATAGCTAACAATAACACTCACTTACTCGTACAATACATATCTGCTAATATGCACTCAAGTTTCCCATGGAACATTGGTGGGGTTCCTTGATTTACCCCTATTGTAATTCCATCACATTTGAGGATAATCTTTTAAAGAACATAGCCTTTGATGGATTGAATTAATAATTTAAATTCCATTGCTTTTCAGCTCATGTTTTAGATTATTAATTAATATATTTATATTATATCATATAATACTTTGCTTGTCAATAGTTTTTATAGAAATTCTTTATTTTCTTTCTTAAATTTAGTAGTTAATTTTCCCATTGGTTTAGTATGTGCTGGAGTTGTATATTCTCCTTCTTTACCAGGGAGTGTACATTTTCTAGTTTGTTCTTTGACTTCTTTCTTTTCTAAAATAAACTCTCCTATTGTGACTTTTTCACCTATTTCTAATTCCTTGTAACATTCTTTTGTTGTAACTGATAATATATCTAGTATATTATTGATAGCTTCTTGTGATAATTTCATATCTACTCTTTCAGCTACTTCTTGAAATTTTTTAATAACATCTTTTTTAAACATAAACACTAATCTCCTTTTCTTCATATTCTCACTGTAAAAATAAACAAAAATTTTATATATAGAAATCATTGAAGAATCAACATTTTCTGTTATCCTTCATGTACTATAATGAATTAAGACAACTTCGGTAAACATATTTTGGTTTAATTCCAACGTTTTTTGTATGATTCAAATATAATACGTCTAATTTTGTCTATAAGATGTTTTGTATATGTCAATGATAATTTATTCATTTAAAGTATTAAAACCTCTCTTAGATTGTTTTAGAAGTATTATTTTGTATATTACACTCCTTTTAATCATTCTATCAACTCACTTGTTTTAATATATTCCTTCATCAATCAATTCTCTCCTTTTAAATTATTATATTAATCAATATTATCATTATCAATATAATAATATGTATCTCTAATTTTATTAATTGATTTTCTTTTTTTAATAACTTTATAATGACTTTCTTCTAATATTTTAACAAAAGTACTTAAACCTATTTTATTGCCTTTTTCATTAACTAAATTTAATTCTATTATTAATTTTTGTATTTTATCTACTACAATCCATTTGTTTAAATAATCATTCATGAAAAAATCTATATTTTCTATAAAATTTTTTAAGTTTCTTTCCCTAATTTTAGTTTTACTGTTAAAATTATGAACGTTATTATGATGGCAATCCCAACATAAAGTTTTATATTTACATGATAAATGTTTGCCTAAAAATTTATCAGTTATATTTTTTAACTCTAATTCTGTATATTCATTTAATTCCTTTAAGTTTAAATTTAATTCTTTTAAAGTATCATTTAACATTTTACTAAATTTATATTCATGATGTAATTCTAAATTTTCATTACTTCCACATATATCACATACATTCTTTTTAAATAAAGGTGTAACATATTTGGCAATTTTAAATCTTAAATATTGTTGTAAAGTCATTTATATTATCTCTCCTTTAAATTATTTAATAATATGTTTCCCCTTTTAGGGGAAAGTAGTGAAAAGTTGATGGTCTTTATCAACTTGAACGAAGGAGGGGTATATATTATTTCCTATCCCCCCCCTAGCTCATACTTAATAAAAACCAATTAACTTCTCAGTCATACCCCATGAGGGGACTTTCCTTTTTTTATTACACTGTAGTCCCACGATGGTTGTCCACCCTCTGTCCTTTTTATTAAAATTATAAAATATAATAATTAACTTAAATATAAGTTTTTGCAAATATTTGCACACTTTATTTTGCATTTTTTATTGAAATTTCAACGTTTTTTATCTTTTGCAGATATTTGCACACTACATATTCGATATAGTCCATGCTGTAATTTGTTTACCATTTATTCTAGGTCTTGATTTTTCAATATGTAAATTATAATTATTTTTAAGATATTCATTTATCTTACTATAACTTTTTTGTAATCTATTATATTCATCTCTTACAATTATAATATTTGTTAATTCTTCTTGCTGTTCTTTATTTAATGGTTTGTTTAATAAAGATAAAACGTATTCTTCTATTCCATCATTTGTTTGTTTTGCTTGTATTTCTTCTAATCTTATAATTTCTTTATCATTAATACCTAACCAACTTAATTGTTTATTTATGTATGAAATAGAATCGAAATCTTTTTCAAGATTAGTCATTTCAATTTTAGTTTTTAATAAATTAGCATATGTAACTTTATCAAATATAAATTGATTATTTTTATCTAAATGAATACCATTAGGAAGTTTATTTAATTTATTTCTAAATTTTTTATTGAATTCATTTTTATCAGCAATTAACAACTCAAAATGTTTTAATGTTTTATCAATAGCATTTAATTTACCCCAAACTTGTTTATGTGTTTTTTCATCTAAGTATAAATTAATATTATAAGCTTCTTTTAAACTTTTAAATCTAATTCTACCTATGCTTTGAATTAAATTTTCTCTACTCCAAGAATTTACAACTATATTCTTAACTTTATCATCCATTATATTAACACCATTGTCTAATAATTTAGTTGTAATTAATACTTTGCAACTAAATTTTTCTTTTGTGATTATATTGTTAAATTCATCTCTTGATTTCTTATCTCTTCTTCCTTTATATATCATCACAGCATCAATATTCTTTTCTTGTAATTCCTTCAATAAATCTTTTCCTTTTTGAATACTAGCTACAAATATTAACCATTTATCTTTACTTTTATCACCATTGATCTGTTTAATTAATTGTTCTTGTTTACTGTATGTGTGTGGGATAAGATAAGAATAATCTCTGTTAGTATCATATTCCCACGTTCTACAATTTGATTTATTAATCATGTTGTCAAGTTGTTCCATAGTTGCACTCATAAATATTTTTATAGATTCTTTATTGCTTTTATATATTAATTCATTTAATGCTAATTCAGTATTACCTGTAAAACTATCTTCAAATATATATTGAATTTCATCACAAATTATATAATCATAATAATTTACATTGAAATTTGATTCATTCATTATGCATTCATTTAAAGATTGATAATTCATCAATGTTATATTTTTTATTTGTTTTATCTTATCTAAATCTTTAAGATTACTAGGTATTTGCATATTATATTTCTTTAATAAATCATTTTTAGTTTGTCTTGATAAAGCTATTCTATTAGTTAAAATTAAAACTTTAAAATCATTAAATATTTTTAAATCGTTTAATTCATCAATATAAGGTATTAATGTATTTTTAATAAAATAACTTTTGCCAGATCCTGTTTGTGTTTTGATTTTAATTATATCTCCCTTATTCCATTTTTTATATTCCTCTCCTATTACATCAGTAACATATTGTACATTTAATTTAATATTAGACATAACATTATTCTCCTTTCTAATTTCATTATTAATAAAGAGAGGAATTAATCCTCTCTGTTTCTACTTTCTTCTATCCATTTTCCAAATATTTTTCTATGTTCATAGTAATCGAAAACCCAGAACGTCTTGCGAGATGCATAATGTGTTCCTGTGTCTAGTGGTATCAACCCATGTTGCATATAATATATTGCTTGATATTTGTTATATATGTACACTTTTCCATCTTTTTTCATAATATTATTCTCCTTTCAAATTATTAGGAGGAAATTAATCCTCCTTTCACTCTATATAAGAGATTAAAACTGTTGTAGTAGACAAAATTTGTTTTAAAATTAATCTTATTTTTTCTTATAATCTTTTTTTCTACATTCTTTACAAGCACTTTTTATTCCAGATTTAAGATTCTTATCAACATCAAATTCTTGTACTAATTTTATCTCTCCACATCTACAACATTTCTTATATGTACCTTTTACCTTGTTTAGATAATACCAATCTGTATATTGTTTTTCATATTCATTAATTATCATTTTAAGCATTACATTCAATGCTGAATTTATATTTTGTTTACTAACACCTAATATTTCACCAATTTGTTGTTGCTCTAATCCATTCTTTAACATATCTAATATTGCATAATGCTTTTCATTAAAATCACATTTTTCTATTAGTTTTTCTAAATCATAAAGAATACAACTTAAATCATTTTGAAAATCATTCTTCCCTTTTTTTATTTTTAATAATTCTCTCACTTGTTTTTTATCAAAGAAATCAAATTGATTATAATCAGCTTCACCACTATCTTTTAATGGTTGTTTCCATATTATTGGTCTAACTAATTCTTTTAAAGCTACATTAATATCTTTTTTCATTTCTCCTAATTGTCTACATATTGCTTTTGTTAATTTAAGTAATTCATCTTTATTTTCTGTATTTTCATCACTTAATAATTCTTTTATACGTTTTCTTTTTTCATTTAATACTCTATAACCTTCACAATATTCATGTATTACTGGATAATCTTTACCATATTGTTTATCAATAGCATTTACATTACTAACATCATATGTTTTAACTTCTTTATAATTTTTAGGAATCATTAACATAGCAAATTCTTGATTATTATCTGCTGTATTGATATTCTCTCCACCATTTTTTAAAGCTAACATATAATTTTTCTTTTCATTCTTTTCAGCTCTATCAAATTCTTCTTTGCTATTGTATAATCTTATTTTCCTTCCTCTACTATCTTTCATTCCTTCAACATCTTGATCTAGTATTAAACTACCAAATGCTTCTAATGATTTAGATATCATTAAATCACTATATAATGGTTCTGATGTGTTTATACATAACTTAACACAACCTAATTCATCTTTATCATCTTGTTGAGTAAATATAGTTCCCCAGAAATCATCTGAAAATTGTTGACTATCTATTTCTTCTATATTTAATATCTTCTTTGTTTGTTCAATAGCTTCTTCAACGCTAGATATTCTCTTATTTATTTTTTTAACATAATCATTATATGCAGTATTATTTATTCCTTCTTTATCATATTTTCCTCTGATATAGTTTAAATTTTGTCCCATAATATTCCTCCTTTATTAATTAATATATTCTAGTATGTGTTATTAATTTCTATATTGAATTTTCTATTCTATCTTTAACTATACTTTTATATTCATGTATTAATTTTTTGATATAATTAAATATACTATTTGGGTCTCTTCTCTGTCTCTCTACTTCATGCCAGTTCATTTTTGTACGTGAATGGAAATCTCCATAACCTCCACGATGCACATGACCATTAGGGACACCCATTCCTATTTCTGTCCCATAGTATATACATATATCATTATTCTTAAATGTAAACATTAATTCTAATAATTTTTTAATCTTAAATGTATCAAAATTACAATCTACTGCTATTCTAGTCATGTCGTGATTATCTAAAAAAATAACTGCATTATTTATATCATTCTTAACTTCAAACCTACCATCATGTAATACTGCGTTTTTTATCCAACCTGCTTGTTCAAAGTTAAATGTTTTCATTCCTGTATCTTTAGCGTATTTATTACTTATTTCAAATGTTTCCCAACACTCTCCAACTAGATAAGCATTTGGTTTTATTTTATAGACCTCCTCACAAAACCACTTCCAAAATTCTATTGGGTCACCACTAGCATATTTAATTGCGTCAAGTCTGAATCCGTCTACCTTATGCTCTACCAACCAAAACTTTATTAATACCTTTATTAAAGTTCTGACTTGTGCTGATTGATTATTCAGTTGGGGCATTGTGTAATACCATTTGGCTAGATAATACTGTTTATTCTCATTACAAATTTTCCATGTATCGTCTAATTTATGGTTGCTCCAAAAGTAACAATCGTTTTTACCTTGAATAGATTCTTTAAACATTGAATGTTCTGAACTTGTGTGACATAGTACTAAATCTAATAAAACTTCTAACCCATTCTCATGTGCTATATTAACAAAATTATCAAAATCTTCAAGAGTTCCGTATTCTTTTTTAATACTAAAATAATCTGTGGTATCGTAACCATGATCTGTTGGACTTGGGAATATAGGAGTTAACCATAAAGTGGTAACTCCTAATTCTACAAAGTATGGTATTTTATTTGCTAAATCTTGCAGGTCTTTACAGAATGCTGGAAAATATAATTCATAAATTATTCTTTTCTTATTCTGCATAATAATCACCTCTTTTAATTAAATTATTTAGATTTATCATATTAAATAATCACCAATCCTTTCTTCCATAAGGTTATCACTCATTTACTGTTTAATCTGTTATTAATTTCTATATTGATATAATTTTTATCACATCATCTACTTATTATTGTTATCATTTGTTAATATTTTTAAACTTAAATTCCCCTTTTTATCGTATAATAATAAAAATTTAAACAATATTGATTATTATATTATAATTTTACCATATTTTTACAATTATGTCAACCATTTTTTAAAGAAAAATCTAAATTTTTTAAGATTTCTGACAAAAATAATTAAAAAAGTAAAGTAATTCTCCCCTTTTCTTAGTATTTCTTTAGTATTTATATATAGTATTTAATAGTCTTTACTAGTATTTAGACAACCTAAACATATTGATATTACTTAATTTGAGTTAGTTAAATACGATAAAAGGGGGATTATATACGAGTTTTAGGGGAATATAAACTAGAAAAAGGGGATTTAAATGCGACAAATAGGGGACTATATACGATAAATGGGGTAGTTAAATACGACAAAAAGGGTATTCAAATACGAGAAATAGGGGAGTATAATATATGTAAAGGAGGACAATATATGGATAATGACAAAATATTAATGAAAAATAATCACTTGATAAAGGCTAAATATAATTTAACACTAATACAATCGAGAATATTTATGGTTATATTATATAAATTACAGAAAGATAATAATGGTGATATGACTTGTATATTAACTAGAAATGAACTAAAAAGTATAATTAATAAAAAGTCTAATCATTCTATCAAAGCTATGAACAAAATATTAGATGATTTAAGCGATAAATCTATTTACTTTAGAGAAGTTAAAGCTAATTCTAAATACTCAATATGGGGGAAATATAATATTATATCTGGTGTTGAATATGATGAAGAATATGATTATTTTAAAATGAATTGTTCTAATAGAGTATATGAGCTTCTAACAAACTATTTAAAAATAGGATATACCCCAATCAATTTAAGCATATTTCTATCTTTAAAATCAATTTATGCTCAAAGAATGTATGATCTATTAAGGTTATGGAGTAATTCTAAAAAAATAATAACATATTCAGTTGCTGAATTAAAAGAATTAATGATGGTAGAAGATAAATATAAGAATTATGCTGATTTTCAAAGGAATATAATAACACCTTCTGTCAAAACTTTAAATAGTACTGGTATGTTTGAAATAGACTTTACAACTAAGAAAACTGGACGTACAGTAACAGACATAATATTTGATGTTAAAGACTTAGACAAAAGAAAGTATTTTGAAAAGAAAGAAATAAAAAATACAACATCAATAGAAGATTATTTTACTCAAGGAACTAAATTATTGTTTGATAAAGATTTTGAAATATACAAATCTAATTATAATGATGATTTCTTTACTAAAGCGTTTTATGATTCAGTTTCAATAACATTAGATAAAGATAATATAACAATCATTGGTAATCGTTCTTATAATTATTTTAAAAAGACAATGGAAAATAAATTGCAATATTATATTGAATTAGAAGTAAATGAACTATTAGGTAAATAAAAAAAATAAGAGGTGGAATTAATCACCTCTTATTAATTGTTGTGATTAATATAAATTAAAATAATTCACAACCTTGATTTTTAAATTGTTTTATATAATTATCCCAATCATCTTCTGTTAAATTTAACTTTTCTTTTAAATGTTTTTTACAATACATATCTTGTATATTCCTACCATTAAATTTCATATTCATCGCTAATGTGTTTTTATCTTTTATTTTCTTACTACACTCCTTACAAGTATGACTAAAATAATTTTTAGCTACATTAACATTTACTTTCTCTCTCTCTGCGAATTGCTCAATTACTTCTTGTGTGGGTTCATCTCTTAATTTACCACCATTCCAACACATATGGTATTCTTTTTCAGTGCAATTCATTATTATGTCTTTATTATTACTTATAAAATCTTCAGTCAATATTTTATGCCATCTGTCGTACATTTTAGGATACCAATATTCATCTAATATCCAAGTTGATTTAGTATAATAAGGACAAGCTATAGCACCATATTCCTCCATTGTTTCCAATGGTATAGACTATATCATAATCTCATAAGAGATTCATGGCACTTCGGATGGTATCAATCTCCATCCTACTCCCTCTCAGGATAGTCGTTTGAGTTTGCTTTTGAAATTCTCTATATTCTTTCCATATTTTATAATAAAAACAATAACTTATAATATATTTTTTTCAAAAGCCTTACCACAGGATTACCATATCTTTTGACTTAGGCTTCCCTGTTAGCGTATTCTCTAGTTATCATTTCCTATAACTCCTAATCGTAGAATACACACCGTGCTGATAAAACACGTTCACCATGTTATTCAATGTATATCACTATATAAGGGGGCGTTTATTTTGTCCACCCAACTCTACTATAACCTTTTTTATATTTAGGGTTTATATCAATATCATTCTTTAATATATATAACCACACATCTAATTCTGACCATTCTCTAATAGGCAATATCGCATTCCATTCCCTGCCTTTCCATTTATCATTTTTCCATTCATCTGTGTAATTAGAACGTTTAGCAGATTCTTGATTTCTCATACCCATAAAGAATAAATATTTATCGTTTTTATCTAAATAATCTATCATCGCACCTTCTTTGAATATATTGCAACAAGCTCTAGCAAATCTAGTAGGCACAAAATTTAATCTTTTTCTCCATTGATAAAATCCTTCTTTTGGATTTATTATGATTAAATTATTTTCTTTTTTAATATGTCTATATGTATCCACACAATCTAATGAAGTATTGTTAAATATTATTTTTGGATTATTAAAACATTGTTTAACTAAATAAGTTGTAACTGAACTATCTTTTCCTCCAGAACTTAAAATTGCTATTTTACTATCTAAATATATATTTAAATATTTATGAATTGTTTCTTTTGATTTCTTTTCTAAATCATTTAAATGATTTAAATTTCTATTTATTGTGTCTTCCCATGTTTCCAATTCCATATTTTTATTTTTATATTTTTTAATTTCTAAATTTAAATCATCATCTATTTTTAATCTTGCTATTTTTATAATGTTTCCCTTTTTATCAAAAGCTTTTATGATGCTTCTATCATACCAATAAATACCCTCTTTTAGAAAATCTAATTCTTTATTTTTTTCTTTTAAAAAAAATATATAATCATTAAATACTGGTAACATAATATCAACCCCTTATTAATTAATATATTAACATTATAACACATAAAAAGAAATGTGTCAATATATTTATATTATTACCATATTTATAGAATTTTAAACCATAAAAAATAGGAGTGAATTTAATCACTCCATAAATATTATCCTATTATTATATTATTTAACATGTAATCTGTTTCTTTTTTATTTAATTTATTATCTTCTTTAGACTTAACATATTTTATATCCCCATTAATCATATATTGATATAATGCATTCCTAATACATTCATTCTTCTTACCATATGATTCAAGAAAATCCCATATTTCTTTTTCTTTTGGATTATCAACATTTAAATATAAACTAACTCTTTTTCTATTAGTCATATTAATCTCCCCAAATCATATTAGCTATTATTTCATTACCTTTTACATTAGTAAATAAAGGATTATCCATTACCTTACCAGAAGGACTTAAATACTCTTCTATTAATCTTTTAAGTCTTAAACTACCTCCCCCAGTATAATAATTCTTATATGTTCTTCTATCTACCTTACCTTCTATATAATTCATTATATCATTTAAGAATTGTTTTTCTTCTATTTCAGTATTCTTAATATATCCATTATCAATTAATCTTTCTATTTCTTCTACAACCTTATTAGATCCTTCATCATTATTAAATCTAGTTCCAATCCTACTAAATAAATGTATTGTACCAAGTGGAATAGTAAATTTATGAGTTAGTTTACCCTTTTCAAAAGTAACAACATTAGTAGTTCTACCACCTATATCTACTATTAATAAATCTTCACTTCTTTGTTTCTCTGATAAAGTATAATAACTTGAAATACCCTCCCCAACAGCTTTAATATCATTAATATATATTTTATATGGAATTTTATTATATTCAAATTCTAATGTTTGATGTAATAATTCTTCTTTAAATAAATCAAATGCACCTAAAGAATCTAATGGAATACCTAACATTAAATTAATATCAGCTTCAGTAATATCAATGGATTTAGCTATAGCATAACATAAATTTGGTTTATAATTCTTTAAAGCTTTGTTATTAGTATTATCAAATGATCCTTTTTCCATTGTGTAATATTCATTTTCAACAAATATAATATCTTCTCCGAAAGGATTAATTTCTTTACCTTTTTTAAATGTACTTTTAAATACAACTCCTATATTAGTCTTTATATTATAATGACCTAAGTCAATTTGTAAATTAATCATTTTATATCACCTCAATAATATTGTAGCATAGATTTTATAAAAATACAACTTTATTTTACTGTTATTTTAACGTTATCTTTATATTTTATACCGTATTTAATAAATTGTAATGTCATAATAACATCATTTTAACATCAAATATGCTAATTTTCATTTACCACTTTTTATAAATATATTATTTTAATTTACCATTGATATTTTAATAGATTTAAAACGATATCAAAAAATAATCAATTAGAATTAATATTTACACTTTTACACAACTTTGGATTATTGAAATACTAGGATATTATTTAGTTAAAATAAAATTTATATATTTGATGCTTAATAACAGTTTAAGAATGTTGGAATTTCAATGTTTTAATCGTTTTATTATATTGATAATTTTATTTTGTTGAAAATTATTTATGTTGTATTTTAAATAAACAAACACAATTTGAAGGTGGTACGTGTTATGTTTGAATGGTATTTTTGAAAATATGTGTATTATGAACAACTAAAATAAATTTCAACAAAAAATACGGGCAAAATTATAAAAATACCTCCCATACATTTATTAACGTATATATTAATAAATGTAATCCATAGGTGAATGCTTTACGGGTGATCTTAAAAAGAAGCTTGTTAGAAAAAATAAGAAGCTAAAAAAGAGGGAGTAATATTTTGAAACTAATACTATAGAAAAATAATTATTGTAGGTTATTGAAAAAAAATTTTGTGTATAGGAAAAAGAATTAACAAAAACAAAATATAATAACAATACAAATATACATAATAACAACATAGCAACATAACAAAATATTACATCGATAACAACAATGACAAATAAATAATATCATAACAATATAAATCCTTTTCTAGTTGGTAATAAAAGGTTCAATAAATAATAATTGGTATTATGATCTTTTCTAATAAACTATTGTATTTGGCATAACGTTCAATAAAAGAATAAAACATAATAACAACATAACAATATATAACAATACATAGTAACATAATGATATATAACTAATAACATGATACAGATATACACTATATAATAGAAGGAAAATAATAACAGATAATAATATAATCCTTAATATACCAATATATACTAATGATATTAGATATTACAATATAACAGGCTTTCTATATGCCAATATAAGACGTTATAAAAATATTCTAATATAATTTATCCTTAATCCGCTATCCTCAAAATACCTTCTATACGCCAATATAAGCTATTATAATTATAATCTATAAATAATATACAAATTAATAAATTATATCTATAAATAATAATTGATCCTTTTCTTAATCTTAAAGTATATTAAATC